CCAACCATATTGATTTGTATTATATCAACTCTGCCTTTCATCTTAATGACATGTTGTTCAACCAAATCTAATTTAGAAAATATCTCTTCCCTGCTCAAACCTACGGTAGATTTTTTATCGTGGTGACAGAACGAACAATTGAGATGACAGTTTTCAAATAAAGTCAACTCAATCTCGGCTATATCCGGACGTTTAGTTTCTAATAGTGTTTTTGTTATTTCAAAGTCCAAATAACATTTCCTCTTTATAGTATTCGTATATGTCAGGTACCATACCAAGTTTTTCGTTAAAGTCTAATTTAAATAATATTTCGTCATATGTATCTTTGTCTTGCCAATATGGAACAAAGTGTGGATCGTTATTAAACAATAAAGCTTCGTCATTAAGCGCATCAAAGAATGGTTCTTTAAAATCTCTGTTTAACCAATGCGCATAACATATCGCAACCACATATGATTTTGCAGGATAAATCCATTCGTCAACATATTCTCTGAAATGTATAAGAGCATAATCAACAATATTATCTGGCTGCCAATTAATTTCTACGTCAGTCAGATCATCTTTAAACAACGATGCCGTTAAATGATATGCGCTTTGCCTAGCTTTCCATTCTTTCATAATAATCTAATAACCCTTTATATCCATTACAACTATTGGTTAAGTCGTGTACATACCGATAATGTTCTGTTAAACATTTCCCATAATAAGAACATGCCTTACATATATCGCTCAAATTATTCTCAGGTTCTTCACGTGCCCACGTTAAATATTCATGGTAAGTGTCGTACTCTTTAAAGTATTCTCTATCATATTTATCAAATTCCAAGACGCCAAATTTTCCACGTGGCGTTATGTAAACGTGGTCATTACTAAAAGCATCATACTTACCTTCTATGCTATTGTATATATTATCAATGTTTTGGAAATTAAAATTCTTTTCTGTATTTGCTTCATCAAACTTAATAACGAAATCTTCAAAGTCTTTATGTGTTACATTATGTTGGTTTGCTTGATTAATTGAATATGGTTTAATTTCAACTGACTGAACATTAGAAATCATATTAAGCGTAAAGATCATAAACTCTACATCCATCTCTAATACTTTTGGCGAGGCTAATATCAATACAGATAAATCTTTATTGGCATTCATCATGTTATTTAAAATGTGCTGCTCTTTTTCTCTGGCATGGAAATCATATGATACGGATAACGTTACATCCTCATCTCTAAAAAAGTCAGGGAATGCCGATAAGTTAGTATTGATATTAATAGGACCTTTATAATGATTGCGTATTACTTTCTTTAATGAATAATAATATTCTGGCGATAGTAAACCAATCTCTCCACCATATAAATCAACATGACCAACCTTGTCAGTAATTTGTTGTAGGCTGTTTTCTAACCATAAAGGAGTAATTTTATGTCTATCGTTTAATTGCTCTGTAGTTAAATAACAGAAATCACAAGCAAAGTTACAATAGTATGTTGGATTAATTGATAGATTCATTAACATAAGGTGTCGCCAATCCCGGATCCATTCCGTTTATTTCAAGTATTCTTGGTGCTAGTTTTTTCATATGATAACAATGATCCTCAGCTTGACCTTCGCGTTTCATATCACGTACAGTTTTCTTACAACCATTACATATATCAAACATTGGACATGTATAACAAGCCATTTTCATTGTCTGTATATTAGGATCATTCTGCAATGGTGTCTGCATTTCACCATTCATCTCTTCTTCAAAATTAATAGGGTAATCGTAATCGTCAGCAAACGAACCACAAGAATAGTAATCACCACCCGGATTAAATGCACGAATACCACTATCGCATTGCCTATTCTGTGGGCAAGAGGTGTAACTATTTTTATTTAATCTTACCATCATTTGTTTAGTATTGTGTTCATATTCTGCTAAGCCCATATCATATATCTTTATATAGGTTTCGTATATTTTACTTAGCCTAAACGTAGAACCTTGTACGCCAGAAGCCATAGCGTAATTAAGTTTACATTCAACTCCCATTTCTTTAGCAAGCTCTACATTTTTAATTGCATCATCAAAGTTTTCATCAACGATTACAGAAATAAAACTTGGACGTTCACCAGTATGTTTTAACATAGCATCTGATACCCGCCAAAAATCTTTTTCAGTAAACTCAGAGTAATCACCTTTTAATCTTCCACCACCATATTGAAATGATGTAGTACATCCAAATCTTTCGTGTTTAAATAAAGGTAACCATTTCTCTGGTCTAATAAGGAATGGCCAAAGATTTGATGTAAAACTAATTGATGCAGGGTAATCGTGTTCGTCAAGGTGAGCAATCAAATCCCAATACCATTTTGGATCAACCATTAACGGATCACCACCATTTACAATAATCGTATTGGTGTCAGGATAGCGTTTTAGAAATTTATAAACATATTCTAAATCAAGTAAACCAGCCTTATCAGCATCAATATCAGTTGATGAACAGAAGGTACACTTGAAATTACAAGCCTCTGTTGGTTTAATAATTAAATCCATCCCTTATCCTTTGCAAGTTTCATCATTAATGTTTTAGGTGCTGGGCAAACATCTTCCATCCATTGAAGTTGGTGACAATCAGAATGGCAATATATAAACACAGGACAATCATAACAGCGTGGATCTCTTTCGTGCATTTCACATGATATAACTTCCATACGTTTTGGCGATTGACGAACTTCTTTTGCAGGAGTATCAATAGTACCATACCATTGAGTTGGTGCAGTGTTAGGACAACCGGCTACAGTCCCATCGGCATTGATGGTATGTAATTTTTGTTCGCAGTCTCTACAAAAAGTTCCGTTAAAAAATTGTCCTTTACTAAACTTATCATAAACAGAACCAAGAAACGCATTGGCTACAGGATGGTCTTGTGTAGTTTCGTGCATCTTCATCCAAAAGGCATCTAACTCACTGTTATGCGGAAAAATATCTAAGTTAATTGTTGCATTACCATCATGTGTTAAACGCTCATAGTTTATACACTCAACACCTAATGAATGCATATAGTCAGCTATTTCAAGCGGATCCATTTTAACTACATCTTTTGAGACTGATATAAAACATTTAACAAAACATCCTTCGTCAACTAAACGTTTTACATTGTCTTCCCATAGTTTACGCTGCTTTTCGTTAGAGAACCTAATGTTTGGATCCCAAGATGTGCCTACAGAACCACCATCTAATAATTTTAAAAACTCAAGTCTTTCATCAGTAAGTTTATAAACCAAATTAGTTGTAATACCATGCGTACATCGGTCACCCCAATGTTCTTTAGTAATATTATAAAACTTCATTAGGTCTGCCATAGGTGCTAATAAAGGTTCACCACCGTGGTATTCAAAATGTATTTCGTTTGTACCATCACACAACTCATTACACCACTTAGCAGTCTTTTCAGCATCAAAGTAGATTTTTCTACCGTTAATACCAGACGTAAAGCAGTGTGCGCAATTAAGATTGCAGGTTTCAGTCGTTTTTACGTATACGAGTAAGTGTTTCTGTATCGCCAATGCCATATGAGATCATCAATGCCTTTTCATAATTAAGTGCTCTGTGTTTAGTATTTTTAGCAATACCAATTTTGTCGCGAGGTCCTAGTGTATATTCTTTACCATCTATTTCTAAAGTCTTTTTACCGGCTATGCACTCTATTAAAATATCTATAGGATCCGTGTGAGTATCAAACGATGGACCATTGTCATTGTTATAGAAGATGTGTGCAGTTCCAGCTATATGTGGAAACCATTGCTCGGCTTGTTCTACTTTAATCGTAGCTTTGTTTGCTAATAAAATTGTAATAGCACCAAGGTAAGAAATGTATTCTGAATGTTCTAAATAATGTTGATTGCCGTTATTATCTATATGAGATACATCATGGTTCTCAAAGCATTCTTCTGTCATTAACCAGTTTTCAAATTCTTCAAATGTTTCTATCATAATGTAGTTCCAATGGTAATATACGATATGTATTTATAATACCACAAAGAAGCGAATATGTCAACCAGTTATATGTTATAAATAGATTCATATATTATGGAGATTGTGTTATGGAATTTAAAGAAATGTGGCCAACAAAGATTGGCTCAGGAAAATTTGATACTGATGGATTAATAGAATATATTTTTACTAACTATGATTTAAATAACATGGAAGGTGAAGTAAACGGTGGAAATATATTCAAAGATAATTCAGATGAAATGAATAAATTTAAAGACATGGTATATAGCAACTTTGATCGCTATCTCTATGCAAGCATTGGAAAACATATTACAGATTATAAAGCGCACGAGATGAAAGCGTGGATTACTGGTCATGGAAAAGATTATAACATGACTATACATAATCACTCAGGTGCTCATTTGTCTGGTGTATTTTATATACTAGCTGAAGACCAAAACTCTGGTGGCGATATTGTTTTTTCAGATCCAAGAACAAACGCAAATCGTGGCTACGATGATTGGTGGAACGATGTATTTGATAAAAAAGCAATCACACCAAAAACTGGAGATTTTATGATATTTCCAAGCTTTACATACCACCACGTCAATCCTTATTATTCTAGTCTTAGAATATGTGTACCGGTTGACTTATATTTGTATCGCGGTGGGTAATGTATAAATAGAACTATAAATTAAAAGAGTGTAAGATGAATCAAACACTATAATTAAATGGAGACAATAATGGCATTTACATATACTTATTCTGTCCGTAACTTGAAGGTACAAGATCAAGTAAACGCGGCCGGTGAAACTTTAACAAACGCGGTAGTTCAAACTTACTGGGAAATTCAAGGCACAAATGAAGCAGGACAAGTTGGAAAATTTTCTGGCGCAACTCCATTCTCGGCTGCCAATGTACCAGCTGGATCATTCACGGCGTTTGAAGAATTAGAAGAATCGCATGTAACAGGCTGGATCGCTGCAGTGATTAATGCTGATCCACAATACAAAGCGCATATTGATGATCAAATCCAAAAAGATATTGACATAAATGTACAAACTGAAGTTTCTGGTCCAGAATTACCTTGGGGTGTAGAACCTGAAGCTCCTGTAGAATAAGAGTATGAGCATGACTTATACTTGGGAGATACTAAAGCTTGGAACATTAGACCAAACTAATGCCGCAGGTGAAGTTTTATCAGATGCCATCATTTCTGTTAAATGGAAAAAGATAGCAACCAACGAGGCGAATAAAAAAGCAAGCTACGTTTCAACTACAAAGCTTGACTTATCAACAACATCGGCTGCAGATTATATTGATTTGGATAGTGTTACTAAAGCCAATGTTATAGCGTGGGTTGAAGAAGCATTAGGTGCTGATAAGATTGCCACTATAAATAATATTCTCGACTCAAAGGTTGAACAAAATACAATGACTATGATTACCCCTAATTGGTAATTATCTAAACTTTATATTATGGAGTTATTATGCACGATTTGCACATGGGTGGCTTGGCCACATATGCTTTAAAACGAGGTGGTTCAATCCATCCTATTATCATACCAACAGAAGTACTTGGTAATGAAACTGGGATTATGAATCCCTCGGTTTTTCAGCACAAAGATAAACTCTTTATTAACGTAAGACACGTTAACTATTATCTATATCACAGCGAAGGTAAAAAGTTTCCTCATCAGTGGGGTCCTTTGGTGTACATACATCCAGAAAATGATGTAACACTTACAACTCATAATGTTATGTGCGAACTTGACAGTAATTTAAATATGGTCAACGCACAGCGTGTTCATATGGCTTTAGATACAGGTAAGCCGACATGGAACTTTATTGGTTTAGAAGATTGCCGACTATTTAGTTGGGAAGATAGAATGTTCCTATGTGGTGTACGCAGAGATTGTTATGATGATAAAGGCCGTGGTCGTATGGAAATGGCAGAGATTGAATTTATTGATGGTCAATGGACAGAGGTTTCTCGTAATCCTATTCCTTCTCCAAATGATGATAAATCATATTGCGAAAAGAATTGGATGCCAATACTTGATATGCCATACCACTTTGTTAAATGGACTAACCCAACACAAGTTATCAAATACGATATTGAAACGCAAACAACTGAAGACGCGGTATATGATAAAGACAAATATATGGAAGCCAATAAAGACTTTAGAGGTGGTTCACAAGTTATTCGTATTAACGATAACCAGCGAATGGCATTTATCCACGAAACAAATTTACTAAGAGATCCTTTTGGTAGAAAAGATGGTAACTATGCGCATCGAGTAATTATCTGGGATAACGATTGGAATATTGTTCATAAGTCTAGAGAATTCCATTTTATGGGAACGTATTACGACCACGTAAAAGGTCAGGATTATAATATTGAGTTTGTTACTGGTGTTGCGATAATAGGGGACGACATTCTAATATCTTATGGATGGCAGGATAACGCTTCTTATATATTAAAGCTGCCTAAAACAGTGTTTGCTAACTTTTTGGCTATGGGTGAAATATGATATTTAAAAATAAACAGTTATTGCATGATGTTATTATGGATTATGATAATCCTTTTAAAATGTTTAATTTGGCAAAAGAATATGATAAATTAAAACAAGGTGCTGCTGCCTTTGGCTGGTATTTACGTGCTGCAGATTTTTGCGAAGGTGAAACAGACGAAGAAAAAGAACTTCAGTATAGATGTATGGTACTTGGCGCTGCATTGTTTGCCAGATCAGAAGCCAGAAATCAAACGGTTAACGGTTTAATTAAAAGTGCCATATCAGTTTTACCTGCGAGACCAGAGGCTTATTATTGGGCTGCTAAATATTCAATAGAACAAAGTAATTTTAGAGATGGAGCGATGTACGCCAAAATGGGTATGGATTGCGAAGACGTTGAACCAAATAAAGAATTAGATTATCCCGGATCAGTTGGTTTAGAATATTGCTTTGCTGTATCTAAATGGAAATCAGATGGGCGAGATGACTCTAAAAATTTATTCTTTGATTTAAAACATAAACGTAAATTAGATATGAATAAAGAAATGCGCGAAAGCGTTGATTGGTGGATAAGTCAAGTTGGCTATCCTAGTACACTGCCATATACCGATGCTGAAAGTAGTAAATATAAATTTACATTTGATGGTTTAGATAAAGTAAAGAAAAACTATTCTCGTCACTTCCAAGATATGTTTGTTTTATCAACTTTAAATGGTAAAAAGAATGGCACGTTTATTGAAGTAGGATCAGGTCACCCGACATTGTTTAATAATACATACCTATTAGAAAAAGACTTTGGCTGGAAAGGCTTATCAGTTGATGTTTCTGAAAGAATGTGCGCTATATTTAGTAGGAAACGTAACACAACCGCGGTTCTTGCTGATGCGAGTCAAGTTAACTTTAAAGATTTATTTAAACAAAACTGTATTGAACAACACGTAGATTTTTTACGTATCAATGCAGATAACGCATCTTTAGTAACATTAGAAAATATACCATTTAACGAATATGAGTTTTCAATAATTCAAATTCAACACAACGAATGTTGGTGGGGATCGGATCTTAAAGATAAGACCAGAAAAATACTAAAAGAAATTGGATATATATTGTTAGTACCAAATGTTGCAGTTGATGAAACAAATGCGTACGAAGATTGGTGGGTACATCCCGGGTTTGTTAACCAAAATATGCGTACAAACAAAAAGACCAATTTTGCTTGGAATTATATGATGAAGGAGAGAATGTAATGAAACCGGTAATTTGTACAGGTGGGTTTGATCCCCTACACTCAGGACATATTGAATATTTTAAAGCAGCAAAAGAACTTGGTAGTATTTTGTTTGTTGGCGTAAACAGCGATGAATGGTTAACTCGTAAAAAGGGTAAACCTTTTATGTCTGTTGAAGAACGCATGGCTATTATTAAAGAACTTGGCTGTGTAGGCCATGTATTTACTTTTGATGACTCAGACGATACTGCATGTGATGCTATTCGGTATGTAGCAAAACAAGCTCCACGAAATTCAGAAATCATATTTGTTAATGGCGGTGATCGTAAAAAAGGAACAACGCCAGAAGTAGAGTTTGCTAAAGAATTACGTGATGAGTGTAATGTATCGTTTATGTTTGGAGTTGGTGGTGAAGATAAAAAGAACAGTTCATCGTGGATCCTAAAGGAATGGGATAAGCCAACAACGCAAAGACTATGGGGTAAATATAGAGACTTAGACCAAAATGGTCATTGGAAAGTAAAAGAGTTATCGGTTGATGTTGGTAAATCATTATCAGACCAACGCCATTTTGTTCGTTCCGAACATTGGCATATCGTTGATGGTGAATTAAAAATGGATTTAGAATTTAATAATGGTTACTCTACATCTAAAGTATATAAAACCGGTGACAGTATTGATATTCCAGTAAAATGTTGGCATCACGCGACCAATGTTGGCGACCGTCCAGTCAAAGTAATTGAAGTATGGATGGGAAATACTCTATCGGAAGATGATATTGAACGAAGATAACATTATTATTGTTTTGTAGTAGATAAATCTATTATACCACACTGGATTTATATGTCAACTCTTTTTTTATAAATATAGATAAATAATATTGAAACAAAGGAGAGAAAGATGGCTTTTCAGTTATCACCGGGAGCTCGTAATGGTACACTTCAGTCATTAGAGACAACAGTCGGTGCAAACCCTATTTTAACTATCGCAACTGGTGTGGCACCTACAGAATGTCAATCAGCAAATACTGGTAACATCGTTGCTACTATGATATTGCCTACCGAATGGTTAGCAGTTCCTTCAGGCGGCGTAATTCAGTTGTCTGGTAATTGGCAAGACTTATCTGCTGATGCGTCAGGTACAGCAGGTTATTTTAGAATTCATCAAAGCGATGGAACAGTTTGCCACATGCAAGGTACAATCACAGCGTCAGGTGGCGGTGGAGATATGCAGTTAGATAACACTAACATTGCTATTGGTCAGCAAATTACAATAACAACATTTTCAATTACCGCTGGTGGCGCATAAGGACTGAATAAATGTCCGCAAATGGCGTATTTACATCAACACTAGATTTAAGCTTCTTTGGAGGTGGTTTTTCAACTATCGCTGGAGAGGCTTCTAGTACATTTGACTATACATTTAGTTCTGATGTTTTTGTACCAGTACTTGCTGAATTAAATCAAACCTTAACATTTGATGTTCAAGTTGCCGTTGAGACCCCGACGGTATACGGTGAATTTAGTGGAACTATACCATTTACTTTGACTGAACCTGCTCGTATTGAGTTTGGTATACAGAGTTACTTATATTCTGGCAATAATGAAATTGACTTTACTGCTTCTTCAAGTGGTTTCTCAGTAATTTCTGGTGGTGCAGATATAATATTCCCAATTACAATATCCGGTACTATGGCGCAATTCTCGTTGGGTCAAACTACAGGAGCATTTGGGTTTGCTCTTAATTCAACAGTAATTAACTATACGCTTACAAATAGAGCACGGTCTGGTCCAAATTCTATAGAGCTGACAAATACTAAAGAAAATAATGTTCTTATACGTAGAACATCAGAACCAAACAATATAAAACTAAAAAATATTGGTTTAACTTATGCTGAAGTTAGAAACTAATTTATTTTAATAAATAAAAG